CGCTGGATGAACGAGGACGAGGCAACCGCAAAGGCGGCGCTGCCAAAGATGCAGGACATGACGACCGAGGAAGAAACGGAGGTAGAGTGATGGGCGGTAGAGGTGGAGCCGGTGGCGGACTTGGACGGGCAACATCAGAGCAGCGCAGGATTATGGGAAATATGAGCGCTGCCATCTCCGAAGATGCACATAAAACCGCGCCAAAATTTAAGTTGCGCTCTGATGGAATTGTGGAATATACATACACAGAAACGCGAAATTATGCTCACGTTCACGGCGGTAAAATGCAGTCGGAAGAGAAAAACGATATTGTGGAACGGAAAACTGTTTTTACTGGGACAATCGGCAAAGACGGCCTCCTGAGAAAGGGAAAATCGAGCAAAGAAGAACGGATAATTAAACGCGGCAGAGAACCGCGCAGGAGAAAATAATGGGCGGACGTGGCGCAAGCAGCGGAATGTGCGTGAAGAGTTATGATTAACTATGATTAACTTTGAAAATCTCGACAAGTTCACATTCCCCGGCGTGGGCAAGTACGGCATTCCACAGATTGAGCCGGTCAAGGCATACCCGCATGGCGAGTTTATCCCCGTGAATTATCATTACACCGCGAAAGACACGCAAAGCAAGGTCGTGCATTTCTTCGTGGATGATTATCAATTCATCCGATATTGGAACACGCCGGACAAATACATTCCGAAACTGTCGCAGTTTGCGGCGGTGTGCGCGCCGGACTTCTCCACATACACGGATATGCCGCTGGCGATGCAGATATACAACCATTACCGCAAGCATTGGTTGTCAGCATACTGGCAAATGCACGGCATGACGGTATACCCATCTATTTCATGGAGTGACGAGGATAGTTACGATTGGTGCTTTGATGGCGAGCCTGTCGGCGGAATAGTGGCGGTTAGTTCGGTTGGCACACAGCAGAATAAAGAAAGCAAACGGCTGTTTCTTCGCGGCTACGAGGAAATGATGAAACGGCTTTCACCGGAATGGGTGATATTCTACGGGAAAGTGCCGGAAGAATGCGATTGGAATGTAATCCGCGTTCAGCCGCACTATGACGATATTGTGAAACGGAGGAAAGCAAATGAAATATCCGTTTCAGCCGGAAATACTTGATGCCATGCCGGAAGAGTTGGCAGAGCTATACCGTGGACTTGAGGACACGCTGCTGATGGAGATATGTTCCCGGCTGAAGCTGCGGGACGAGCTGAACGAGGCCACGGTGCAGGACATCAAGGCGCTGCGGTCACACGGCATCGATCTGAAAGAGATCGAGAAAGACATACGCCAGACTACCGGCATCAGCGAGAAAAAGCTGAACGAGCTGATAGACGATGTAATGGAGCGCAACCAAAAGTATTACACCGAGGTCATAGACCTTGCCCGTGTAACACAGCCTGACGTGCTGGTGGATGCAACCACCATTGACGCCATCAAACGGCAGACGCAGGATGCGTTCCGCAACATCACCGCTTCGATGGGATTTTTGGTAGACGCAGGGCGGACGATGCTGCCCCCCGCAAAGGCGTACCAGTGGGCTTTAGATGCTGCTACGTTGAAAGTAGAGAGCGGGGCTATCTCTTATGGGCAAGCCATCAAAGACGCAGTTAGGCAGCTTGCAAGCGGCGGCCTGCGCGTGATTGACTATGAGAGCGGACACCGTGACCATGTAGACGTAGCTGCACGCCGCGCCGTAATGACAGGCGTATCGCAGATGTGCAGTAAGTACACGGAGCAAGCGGCGGAATACCTGGAAACGCCGTATTATGAAGTGTCTGCCCACGCCGGGGCGCGTGATGTGCAGGGGCGGTCGCCCTGGTCATCGCACAAGGAGTGGCAGGGCAAAGTGTATTCCACCCGCAGCGGCGACATCTACCCGAACATCTACGAGGTGTGCGGTCTGGGTGCTGTGGATGGTCTGGAAGGAGCCAACTGCCGCCACCGCCGCAACGTTTGGGTTGAGGGCGTAAGCGAACGCACCTACACAGACAAACAGCTTGCCCACATTGACGATGGGCTGGGCTGTACGTTTGAGGGAAAGACCTATACGGCATACGAGGCCACGCAGGAGCAGCGCAAGGTGGAGCGCACCATACGCAAGCTCAAGCGTGAGAAAACAGCGTACAACGCCTCAGGGCTGACAGACGAAGAACAGGCCGTAAATATCAAACTACGACGCCTGAACGCAAAGTACAAAGCATTCAGCAAGGCGGCGGGGCTGCCGGAGCAGCGGGAAAGGATGAAGGTTCTGTATGAGAATTAAAGCAAGAAGTTACGAAGGAATTGTGCTTGAACTTGACGGAGATGTGCGAGTGATGCGTGATTACACCCGCGAGATTGCACGCGTGATCAAGTATCAGGTTGTAATTCTGTGTGATGATGGCGCAAAAGTTGAGCTTATAGATGTAGCCCCAAAAGAAATTGAGGTAGTCAATGAGCCGTGATGAAATGGTACAGGCTATTGAAGCCATCTTGAAGCGCGGTAACAACGCAGAAGTGCGGCGAAAAGGTGACGGCGTTATCGTGCTGGAAGTCCAAAAGAAAATCAAATATCAATCCTCGGTGTAATCGGGCACCGGGAAGGGCAATGGAAGCCAGCTATCAAGACTTTCTTGGTAGCTGGCTCCTTTTATACCAAAGCGTCTTTTAATTTTTGCAAGTTTTCTGCGTTCGGGGATATTTTCCCGCTTTCCCAGCGGGAGACAAGCGCTTGATCCACGCCAATAATATTTGCGAGCTGCGCTTGTGTAATACCTCGCGTTTTTCGCGCTTGAGCGATATCAAACGCGCCAGAAAGAGGCCGCTTTGATTTCCCTGCATAGTAACCAAGATCCCACGAACATTGATTTTCTAACGGCTGGACTTCTTCTGTGGCTTCCGGGTACTGGTTAATTTCGTTAAGAGCCTCCCCGATTTGATCGTCCAATTCGGGAGTAAGCAAATGAAACTGGCGTGCGGAAAAAATTATTTTCGCAAGCCCGGAAAAAGGCCGTTGTGCAGCCCATTCAATTGGCCCTCCTATTTCTCTTTTTGGGCTTTCGGCAGAAATCCGGCCAAAAACCCATCCCAAAACATAAGATTCCCTTTTTGTTAGTGTCATGTAAACGCCTCCTTTACATTACACATAATACAACATATTTATGCTTATGTCAATACATAAAGTTTGAGAGGAGAAAACAATGGCAGATGAAAATGGCGTTTGGCGCACGATAAGCGGGCGGCGCGTTTTTATTCGAGACGGGCAGAGTTTGACGGATGCGATGCGAGAAAGCGGGAAGTTTGGAGATAAAAGCAAAATAAAAAAGAGGAACATGCAGAATACGAATACGGAGTTAAGCATCGCGTTTGGGGAAAAGCGTCTGGCACCAGTTATGAGCTTTTAGAAGGGGACAAATATTCATTGACCGGCGAAAAGCAGGGACAAGAAATTGATATTCCCAAAAACGAAAGCGGAGAGCTTGAAGTTTATAAAGCTCCAAGAGTATGCGGTTTTGTTAGCGGAAAGTATGTTGGCGATGAAAATGTAAATGCAATTTTAGCGGACGGGCGAATCGTCCTTAACGATCACGACTTTAACAATGATTCATTTTACAAGGTGAGAGGAATGATCGAAGCGGAAACTCTACGATTGGCCGGATACCAAAAAGAGGGAATGTTTTACAGAGGAACCGATAACCCGAAAGAAATTGAATATCTAAAAGCTGGAACAATGAGAGTTTCCACAAATCACATGACAGGCGAAAAAGAAGATGGCGTATCGGTTTGGGAAAATCCGAAATATTCATTTAAATATCAATATCAAGTAACGGGCAAAATTTCTGGCGTCGGGAGCGATGGTGAACCACTGCTCGATCCTAAAAGCATTAAACTCGTTAGCTCAAAGTCTTATTCAGTCGAAGATTACAACAAGGCAATGGAAAAAGGGAAACCCCTTTTTTGCAAAGCATACGGGTGGACTGAATCTCAATATGATGCAGCCAAGGAAGGCAAAATTAAAAATAAAAAAAGACTGTAATAAACATTATTTTGTAATACGCAGCGGGGAATGACGCTGTGGAAATAAAAGGAGAATAAAAAAATGGCAGACGAAATTATGACTTTTGATGAAATACTGGCTGACCCCACCTACAAGGCGGAGTTCGACAGGCGAATCACAAAGGCACTTTCGACTGTTCAGAGCAAGCTGGACGCGGAAGTGGAGAAGAACAAGCAGTTTGCAGCGAACGGCAGCGCGGAAACGGAAGCGCTCAAAAAGGAGATCGAGGGCTACAAGTCCAAGATCGCCGATTATGACTACGCAGATGTGATCCGTAAGACGCTTGCTGAAAAGGGCGTGAAATTCAGCTCTAAGGCTGCGGAAAAGGCATATTTGGCAGACCTGAAATCAAAGCACCTTGAAATCAAGGACGGTGCGCTTGATGGGTTTGACGAATGGCACAAGGCCCAAGTAAGCGCCGATCCGTCCGCGTTTCAAGACGGCGTAAAAATCGACTGGTCTGCCGCTGTTGGCGGCGGCGAAAAGAAAACAGATACCAATGCCGCGATGAACAACCTGATTCGCGGCGCACTCAAGTAACGAAAAGGAGATTACAACATGGCAAGTATTGATCGTTCCGCACTTTCCGGCCTTATCCCGGAACCCGTAACCCGCGAAATCATGCAGGGCGCTATCGCGGAATCCGCTGTCCTGCGCATGGGCCGTCGTCTGGCGAATATGTCCAGCAAGACGCAGACCATCAACGTGCTCGACGCGCTTCCCTCCGCGTATTTCGTCAACGGCGAAGCGACTGACGGCGGCGCCGGTGACGCCTTCAAGCAGACCACCAAGATGGCGTGGGACAAGAAGAAGCTGTATGCCGAGGAAATCGCGGTTATCGTCCCCATCCCCGAGGCTGCTCTCGATGATGCGGACTATGACATTTGGGGCGAGGTCAAGCCTCGTCTGACCGAAGCTTTCGGCAAGGTCATCGACGCGGCTATCCTGTTCGGCACGAACAAGCCGAGCACTTGGCGCACTGGCGTTGTTCCTGCTGCTGTCGCTGCCGGCAACGGTGTGCCCATCAGCTCCGACATTTTCAGCGACATCATGGGCGAGAGCGGCCTGATCGCCAAGGTCGAGCTTGACGGCTTTAACCCCAACGGAGTTATGTCCGCCATCCAGATGCGCGGTAAACTCCGTGGTCTGAAGGACACCACCGGCCAGCCTATCTTCAAGTCCGATATGCAGGGGGCTACCCGCTACGGCCTTGACGGCATGGATATGTATTTCCCCATGAACGGCGCGTTCGATCCCGCGCAGGCGCAGATGATTGTCGGTGACTGGAGCCAGCTCGTCTACGCCATCCGTCAGGACATGACGTTCAAGATTTTCACCGAGGGTGTTATCCAGGACCCCACCACCAAGGCCATCACCTACAACCTGATGCAGAACGATATGGTCGCTCTCCGTGCGGTCATGCGTCTCGGCTGGGAGATCGCTAATCCCGTCAATGCTTACAACGTGGACAAGGCTGACCCGTTCCCGTTCTCCGTGTACGGAAAGGGCGGCGACATCTCCGCTGTTACCGTCTCGCCCGCTACCGCGACAATGGCAAAGGGCGACAGCAAGGCGTTTACTGCTGCCGTTACCGGCGAGGGCATTATCAACGGCGAGGTCGAGTGGAGCCAGAATGGCACGAAGTCCAAGATCAGCGAAGACGGCTTGCTGACTATCGACTCCGCTGAGACTAAGACCAGTATCACCGTCACGGCCAAGTCCAAGCAGGACGGCACCAAGACCGGCACTGCTACCGTTACCGTTTCTTGATCTGAAAGGAGCTGACCCGTATGACATACGCTGATTACGACTATTACTCTGGGACCTATTTGGGCACCGTGAGCGAGGGAGATTTTCCGCGTCTGGCTGTCCGGGCCAGCTCCTTCCTCGATTATTACACGCAGAACCGGGCAAAAGATAACGCTGATATGGACGCTGTAAAAATGTGCTGCTGTGCACTTGTGGACAAGTATCAGCTGATCGAAGCTGCGCAGCAGCTTGCCGCAACCAAACTGACAAACGCGGCGACCGGCGATGACGTGAAAAGCGAAACGGTAGGCGGATACTCCCGGACACTGGCCAGCGGCGGAGAAGCTGCCGTATCCGCACTAAGCGCTACGGACGGTGCGAAGAAACTGTTGGCGGCGACCTGTAACGAGTATTTGGCACATACCGGGCTTTTGTATCGGGGAGGGGGGTGCTGTGGTTGTACGCGCCCCACACTATAACGGTCTACAACGCCGTGCAAGAGACTGACCCGGCGACCTTTGAGGAAACTACAAAGCTGTATGTGACTATCCTGCGCGGCGTTATGCTGCAAGCCAGCAAGGCGGTAAACGTCAGAGAAAGCGGACTTGAGAGCGCTGATGCGGTAAACCTGTACATTCCGTTTTCCGTGAAAGCGGTGGACGGCACGACAGGTAAAGCCAAGACCTACGCGCCCCCGCAGGCGTTTCTTGCGGCGGCGGACAAGTCCGGGCTGTGGACGCTGTCTGTGAACGGTAACGGCGGGCTGACGTTCTTTGTGAAAGGCGAGTTTGTCACCGACAAAGAGGACGTGGCTATGGCACAGGACGGCTGCTACAACGTGACCAAAGTGGACGAGAAAGATTTTGGCAGCGTGGACATGAGACACTGGGAAGTCGGAGGGGCATGAGATGTCGCTCAAGTTCTCTGTTGACGTGTCCGGCATGGACGAGGTAAAGCGGCAGCTTGCAAGGGCCTGTGGCCGCGCTGAAAGCGTTTTAGCGCAACAGGTGATGAAAGATACCATCCCCTTTGTGCCTGCGCTTACAGGCTCTCTGACGCAGAGAACGCGGGTGGTTGGCAACGAGGTCATTTATCCCGGCCCATACGCCCGGTTCCTGTACTACGGTAAGGTGATGGTAGACCCGGCGACCGGCAGCACATACGCCCCAAAGGGCGGGCACAAGGTGGTCACGGACCGAAATCTTGTATTTAACACAACAATGCATCCGCAAGCACAGGCACATTGGTTTGACGCTTCCAAAGCGCAAAACATGGAGAAGTGGGTGCGGGTGGCAGATAAGGCGGTGAAGAAATTTGGAAAAGATTAAAAAGGCCGTGTCAGCGGCGGAAGAGGATCAGGTATCGCGCAAGTTGCTTGTGTGGCTGAACACATACCCGGAGCTGCCAGTTGACCTTATCCGCTTTGAGTTTCTTCCCGCCGACACTTCCGCTATGGCGATGTCAACCATCCAGGCGGCTTACATCGTGCGGAAGTATATCACCGGCGGCTATATGGCGGAATATCAGTTCAAGGTAATCTACCGAGTGAAGCCGGGGAATAGCAACGACAAACGGCTTAAGGCTGACGAGCTGTTGAACGCTATCGGAGATTGGGCAAATGGTCAGAAGCCCGACATTGGCAATGACAAGCGCGTTATCAGCATGGAGCCAACCACGCGATCTTCCCTGTTTGCCATGTATGAAAACGGGGACGAAGATCACCAAATCCTTATGAAACTGAATTACGAGGTGAATGTATAATGGCAGATTTGGAATTCAACACCACGGTGGGCCAGACCATTGACCGCGAACTGCTCATTGCGTACCTGAACACCGGCACCGCATCCGCCCCTGTGTGGAGCGCCATCGGTAAGCGCGTCGAGGACAGCAGCGAGGAAATGGACTGGAGCACCGACACCAAGCAGGACATTCTGGGCCACACCTTTACGACCATGAAGAAGCCCACCATCACGCAGACCTTTGACCCCATCCCATTGGACGCGGGCGACGCTGCGGCGGTGAAGATGTGGAACCTGGCCGTCAAAGACCAGGATGCCCAGGCGCTGGCAAATCAGGACATGATGATCGGCCACTTCTACGCCACCAGCGGCGAGGCGATGTTTGCGGAGCGCTATGACGCTTGCGCTATTGCCATCACCGGCATTGGCGGCGAGGGCGGCGGCACCCTAAATATCACCAGCGAGATCACCTATGGCGGTACACGCACTGTGGGTACCGTGAAGAAGGGCAGCAGCGGCGCTATTGAGTTCACTGCGGCCTAAATAAAGGGGCGGGCAACCGCCCCTGTTTTGGAGGGAACACATGAAGGAATTGACAATCACCACCGGCATACAGGAATACCACCTGAATGACAAATGCACGGTGTATTTTAATCCCAGCGATCCGGCGTTTGCAGACAAGCTTTACACAGCGTTTGACGCGCTGAAAAAGAAGCAGGATGCGCGGGACGATAACGTAGAAAAAATGAGCGCCCGCGAAATGTTTGACTGGCTCCGAAATATGGACGCCGAAATGCGCGAGACTATTGACGGGGTGTTTGAGCAGTCGGTGTGTGAGCCGCTGTTTGGCAACGTGAGCGTTTACGCTATCGCTGACGGTGCGCCGCTGTGGATGAACCTTATGGTTGCCATCATGGACGAACTGGACGAGGGGATTAAGCGGGAAAAGGCTTTTCACAGTGAGAAGCTTGCAAAGTATACGGCCAAGTACCACAGATGATGTACGACCTTCCGACGAGCCTTGAGGTGTGTGGAACGGAATACCCAATAGAAACGGACTTTCGCGTGATACTGGACATATTCTCGGTGCTGTCTGCTGTTGAACTAACGAGCGAAGAAAAGTGCTTTGGCGTGTTGGGAATGTTTTACCCCGGTTTTTTCACGATGCCTGGGGAGCATATGGAAGAAGCGATAAAACAATGCTTTTGGTTTATCAACGGAGGGAATGAGGAAGCGCAAAAAAAATCAACCAAGTTGATGGATTGGGAACAGGACTTCCGCCTGCTTGTCGCTCCAATCAACCGCATAGCGGGGCAAGAGGTGCGTGCGCTGCCGTATCTGCACTGGTGGACGTTCCTTTCGTACTACGGCGAAATCGGGGATTGTTACTTCGCGCAGATCGTGCGTATACGCGATCTGAAAGCAAAAGGCAAGCTAAAAGACAAAACCGACAGGGAGTTTTACCGCAGAAACCGCGACGCTATCGACATCAAGCGGCGGTACTCGGAAACTGAGGAAGAAATCATTAAGGGCTGGACGTAAAAAAAGCCGCCACGGAGGGCGGCTGCGTAGCGGTCATTGATTTGCAATAAATGTAATGTCGTTTCCAGACCAAAAATCCGGGGTAAATCTGATTTCAAGCGTTTTCCAGTCTGCTGGGACTTCGTAGCCTATTACGCCGGACATCTTTTTCCCTGATGCAACAGTACCGTCCAGCTGACCTTTGTCTGCGGCCAACGTTCCGGTCATGCTCATGTTTGTGGAGTAGTCATCGACATACGCTTCAAAAGACATTATAGAGCTTATGGAAATATCTTTGCTGGATTTGTTCTCAATGGAAAATTCGCAAAATAGAAACACGTTTCCGCTGTCTGGTGTGTAAAAACCTTCTCCGCTTGATTGGGTGCAAGACACAAATGTGACTTCAATGTCTTTAAGGGAGACAACGTCACCAACTGCAAATTCCGTTTTCTGCGGAGCAGTTGATCCGTTTCCGCCTTTTGCGTCTGTATCCCCCACCTTTTCTGGGGAACTCCCGCCAAGCGCAGTGCCAATAATGCCGATAGCAATAAACACAGCTATAACGATCAGCACGACCGGCTTTTTCTGTTTGGCTCCGCAGGCGGGGCATACTTTCGCGGATTTTGCAATATCTGCGCCACAGGTCTTACACTTAGTCATTTTATCCATTTTCTTCCACCCTCCAAGAAGTTTTTTGTGGTTTGTTTATAGTACCACATAAATACCATAAAAGCAAGTAGGTGATTGTATGGCAAACGCGGACGGCTCCGTCATTATCAAGGCCAACATTGACGATAAGCAGGCGCAGAAAGAACTCAATGCGCTGGAAAAGAAAATAGAAGCGCTGCAGGAAAAGCTCACCAACAAGAAATCCGCGCGAGATACTTTGTTTAACCAAGCCAACAACTTAGGCGCACAGCTTGACGACACAAAGGCCAAGCTGGCGCAGATGAAGGGCGGCGGCGAGTTCTTCACCAGTGATGCTATCAAGCAGCAGGAGGCAGCTGTAGCGTCTATGGAAAAAGAATGGAACGCCATGAATGACAAACTGGACAAGCAGAACGCCGCTATCCGCGAGGGCGAAGCGGAGCTTGACCGAATGAAAGCAAAGGCCGGTGAGTTAGGTAAGCAACTTGGCAATACCGGCAAGAACGCAGGAAAGATACAAGAAGGGTTAGACAAAGCATCCCAGGGCATGGAGGCGTTCACAAAGCGCGTAAAAATGCTGGCAAAGCGGGCGCTGGTCTTTACCATCATTGCCCGTGCGTTGGCGGCCCTCCGGGATTGGCTGGCGGACGTGGTGGCCGTAAACGCCGAAGCACGGGGCGCTATTGCGCAGCTCAAGGGTGCGCTGCTGACGCTGGCACAGCCGCTTGTGCAGATCATTATCCCGGCGTTTACGGCGCTGGTTAAGGTACTGGCTACGGTGGTTTCGTTTATCGCAAATATTGTATCCGCCCTATTTGGAACAACGGCAAAAGAAAGCGCCAATGCGGCAAAATCCCTAAATGACCAGAAAAACGCATATAAAGGTGTGGGCGGCGCGGCAAAGTCTGCCAGTAAGCAGCTTGCGTCGTTTGATGAGATCAACAAGTTAAGCGGTGAAAGCGGCGGCGGGTCCGGTATTATTCTACCGGATTTCAGCACGGCGGCAAATTTCGCATTTCTTGATAAAATCGCGGACAAGCTCAAGAAGATAGGGCAGGACATTGTAAACCTGGTTAAAGATGTCACTGGGTTTATCGGTAACGTATTCTCCGGTGATTGGGGCGCGGCGCTGGACAACATCATCAACTTTGTAAACCACGCCCGTATTTTGCTGGCCGATTTGCTGGATTTTGTGGGGTATATCTTTGGAGCAATCATAGACACCATTATAGAAAAGTGCGGTCTTGCCGGTACTCCGGTAGGAGATATGTTGACTGGTATCAAGGACATTGTGCAGGGAGCGTTGGGCCTTATTTCCGGCATCCTTACGCTTGACTTGGAGAAAATGAAGCAATCGGTTATCCAAATGCTTACCGGCGTAAAGACATTTGTGCTGGGCATTTTTGACTGGTTCAAACTGGGGCTGACAAGTTTGCTTGACTGGCTTGACGAAAGCACAAACGGTAGGTTCCATGAGCTGATAGAGCTGGCGAAAACTTACGTTAATGACGTAGTCGAGGGTATAAAGCAAATCTTCGGTGGCCTTATTGAGTTTCTGACCGGCGTGTTTACGCTGGACTGGAAAAAAGCGTGGGAAGGTATCAAAGAAATCTTCCGGGGCATCTGGAATACTATCGTCGGCATTTTGGAGGCGGCTGTAAACCTTATCATCAAGGGTATCAACTGGCTTATTGACCAGCTGAACAAGATACACTTTGAAATCCCGGATTGGGTTCCTGGTATCGGCGGTAAATCTTTCGGCATCAATATTTCCCATGTAAACGAGCTTAAAATTCCCCGTCTGGCGCAGGGCGCGGTCATTCCTCCAAACCGGGAGTTTATGGCAGTGCTTGGCGATCAGAAATCCGGGACGAACATTGAAACGCCCCTTGCTACGATGGTGCAGGCGTTCAAACAAGCGCTTGCAGAAAGCGGGTACGGCGGCAGCAATGAAGCCGTGTTGGTGCTGGACAAGGACGTGCTGGGCAAGGTCGTGTACCGGCTGAACAAGGCGGAGGGTACGCGCATCGGCGTTAATCTGTCGGAGGTGCAGGGATGAACTACATCAAACTGAACGGCATCTCTTTTGATGCCGATGTGGCGATCTCCAAGTACAATCGAAACTTTAACGTGCTGGACGGCGAAAACGCAGAGCGCGTAATGACGGGACGCATGGTGCGTGACATCATCGGGACATACCTTGGCCATAAACTGACGGTTTTTCGGCGCGGCGACAACTACAAGGGACTGGACGATTTCTGGAACTACCTGTACAAACACAGCGTGGATGACTCCGTTATGCTGGAAGCGGCAGACGGTCAGACTACTATCGCGTATGAAGCGTATTACACCAGTGCGTCGCAGGACTTGGAGAAGGTCGAGGGAGGCGTAAACTATTGGGGCGAGATCGAGGTGGACTTTGTCCCGATGGACGCGCAGCTCCGCCCCTAAGAGGTGGCCTATGTCGAAAACGACTATTCTTTACAAGGACATAGCCCCAGGCGCAGCGGATGACGCAACTGTGACCGCCACCGGCGGCACAGGAAACCTCGCCCAAATTCCGCACGGCGCAGCTCCTGGTAAGCTTATCACGCTGGAACGGAGCCGCTGGGTGCTGGACGGCACCTTTGATGGCGTGTACGCGGAGGACAAGGTAGGCTTTTGGTCTACGGAGGTTTCCGGGGACAGCGGAGAGTTTACCAACCCGCCAAAAATCACCATGACGTTTACACAGCAGTATTCCAGCATGGGCATCCAGCTTACCTTTGACGAGGACACAGGAGAGTATTGCAGCGAGGTAGAAATCTCGTGGTATCAGGGTGCGGTGCTGCGGCGGGCGCAGTCGTTCCAGCCTGACAACGCGGTGTACTTCTGCGATTGCCGGGTAGAGAGCTTTAACAAGGTAGAGGTCACGCTGAAAAAGACCGTAGTCCCCCATCGGCGGGCGCGTGTTAATGAGATCGTGCTGGGCGTGGTGCGTAAATTCGGGATGAACGAAATACGCAACGCATCCATCGTAAACCAGGCGAACGAAGCCGCCGTAGAGCTGCCGGTGTCCACGCTAAACTGGACGCTTGACAGCCTGAAAGATGTGGATTACCTGTTTCAGCTGAAACAGCCGGTGGAGGTGTGGAACGACAACCGGCATCTGGGTACATACTACATTAACAACTCGTCACGCACGTCCGCAAACGTGTATGTGATAGAGTGTCAGGACGCGCTTGGAGTGCTTGAATACACGCCGTTCAGCGGGGGTGCATACCTCGATGGAGTGAGTGCGAAAACGCTCTTAGAAACGCTTGCAAAGCCCTTTGAGGTGGAGTATGCGAGCGATGTGGAGGACACAACACTAACAGGCGTTATCGTTAAGGGCACCAACCGAAGCGCTATCCAGCAGGTCATATTTGCATGGGGCGTCTGTCTGGCAACAGACGGCGGGAACACGCTTCGGGTATTCAACCAGCCCACAAAGCCTATTCTTATCCCACGCGGGCGGACGTTCGTTGGATCTTCCGTTGCAACCGGCGCGGTGGTCACAAAGGTGAACGTGACGGCGCATAGCTATGTAGAAGCCAGCAACGGCAACGTGACCATCAATGGGGTTAAGTACAAAGACACCCGGACGGTGTACAGTGCCATCAACCCCAACGTGACCGCATCCGACCGGGAAAACGTAAAGGAAGTCACGGCGGCAACTCTTGTATCTGATGAGATTGCACAGGCAGTGGCGGACCGGCTGTACAAGTATTATTCGCTGCGTGACACGAACACGGCGACCGTGGTATACGGCGGCGAAAAACTGGGCGACTGCGTAAGCATTTACACGCCGTGGGGCCTGCTGACCACAGGCAATCTTCACAAGATGGAGATAAAGCTGTCCAACACGGTGGTGTACAACGCGGAAGTCACAGGCGCGTGGATCATCAGTCCGTACTTCTATTACAGCAACGACCTGTTTTCCGGGGAGGTGTAACCGATGGCGGAATATACAGCACAGGTGCCGAAGATAGCGGCGGCTGTACTGCTGCCGAACCCGGCGACCATCAGCGGCAAGGTAAAGCTACAGGTAACGGTAATAGAGGAAACCGTCATCGTGTACCCCAGCTACTACTACAGCGGCGATCTATATGCTGGCGAAAGCTCCCATACGCCGTACCCGCGTGTACCACAACCATATCATTTCTTTTGCGGCGATATTTACGCCGGGGAGGTATAAATGGCAATCAAGACAGTAAAAGCAACGATCAACGGCCAGACATACGACCTGACGCTGAACTCCGCAAGCGGCAAATGGGAAGCGACCATTACCGCTCCGGGGAAAACATCGTACAATCTGGCAGGCGGCTACTACAATGTATCCATCGAAGCAACAAACGAAGCGGGCACAAAGGGAAGCGCGGACGCATCTACCGTAGACGGCCTGAAGCTGGTGGTAAAGGAGACTGTGGCACCTGTTATCACCATCGTGTCCCCCACGGCTGGCGCGTATGTGGCAAACAGCAAACAGCCGGTGGTATTCAACATCACGGATGAAACCGGCGGTTCCGGCGTGGACATCAGCACCTTGGTAGTCAAGCAGGACGGCACAGCTGTAGCGGCGGCGAACATCACGCACACAGCTATTACCAATGGCTACAGCGTGACCTACACGCCGTCTGCGGCACTGAGCGACGGCAGCCACACCGTGACCATCAACTGCAAAGACCACGACGGCAACGCGGCTGCGGAAAAGTCCACAACCTACACCGTGGATACTGTTCCTCCGACGCTGAACGTAACATCTCCTGCGGACGGACTTATTACGGCGGCTTCTTCTGTCACTGTGGCCGGTACTACCAACGATGCAACGTCCTCTCCTGTGGTCATTACCATCTCCCTGAACGGAACGGATCAGGGGACGGTCCCTGTGGGCACCGGCGGTACCTTCTCCAAAGTGGTTACGCTGAAAGAGGGCAGCAACACCATCATCGTCAAGGCAAAAGACGCTGCAGGGAAGGAAAGCTCCGTCACCCGTACGGTCACGCTGGACACTTCTGTGCCGAAGATCAAAGCAGCAACCATTACGCCTAACCCGGTCGACACCGGTAAGACGATGGTTATTTCCGTTACAATTGAGTGAGAGGTGATAGCTTGAGCAGAGATATTCGCGTATCGCTCCCCGCCGCCATCGTCTACGTGTCTGGTTCGGTCAACGGCAAGGATTACGTGTGGACGCTGGACGGCGAAGCGTGGAAAGCCACGGTAGACCGTGCTTCGGATGAAAAGTACGCCGTATCTTTGACGGCTATCAACGCGGCGGGCACAAGCGCCAGTTACCAGTTTACCCTTAACTACGGTATGCTGTCCCTTATTACGGACAGAACGCAAGCAGACGTGGATGGCGTGATAGCCGCGCTAAGTCGAATAGAGGCTGGGCGCGGCACCCCGGCGGACGTGCTTCTCCTGAGTGACAACAAGGGATCGTACAACTACACTGACCTGAACCGCGTTGCGGGAGCTGTGCTGTATGTGGCGGAGGAGTTAGCGGCCAGCGGGTACAGCGTGACGGTTACGGCAAAGCAAGGGTGGACGGAAACGGACATTCCAACGCAGGCGGACATTGACCAGTACCTCGCGGACATCGCGGAAATACGCGGGGCGCTACCTGTGCCAGCCGATACCCCAAAGGTGCCGACAATGCCGCTGGACTATCAAAAGGCCAACGACATTGAAAGCATCCTCATACTGGTAGACCAGCTTGTGCAGAACATAGCCAAGTCGTGGTTTTACTCGGGAGACTTGTACTCCAACGAAATCAAATAATAAACGTTACTCCCGGCCAATCGGGGCACGGGAAAGGGCAATAGGAGCCGACTATGGGAACGTAGTCGGCTCCATCTTTTTTGGAAAGGAGCAGATATGCAGGACAGAATTTCCCTTTATCCTGGCCGCGTCAAGCTCACGCCTGTTTCCGGGCAGGACAACGTGTACGACATGACCCGGCAGGACAACCCCACCACGGAGGGCACACCGCTGAACAAGTCCACACTGCTGACGGACGAGGTGGCGGAAACGCTGGGGCTTGACCCGGCAACGGCTACGCCCTCTCAGGCCATCGGTACCGTGGCGGGCAAGGCAACGGACAAGAAGCTGTCGCTGACGCTGGCGGCGGCAAGCTGGACAGGGAGCGCAAGCCCCTACACCCAGGGCGTGACCATCACAGGCGGAACGGCCACCAGTCAGGCGGACATTCAGGCAGACGCAACGGCGATACAGCAGATGCTGGACGACGGCACCAACGCTATCTATATCGCCAACAACAACGGGACATTCACCGCCTACGCTGTGGGCGAAAAGCCCACCGCTGACCTGAGTATTCAGGTGACGGTGTACGAAGTAAAGGAGGTAAGCTAACGATGGTAATTATCGGTAAATCGCAAATTGCGGGGGGGGGGTACTGCTAAACGATTAGAGTTTGAGTACACCGGAACGTACAACGAACGGCTGGAAGATGGCGTGGTGGAGTTGCTGACAAGTGGTGTGCTGAAATTCCCCAAGGAAGTAGCCATTGATGCGTTTTTGGTTGGAGGTGGAAGTAGCGGCGGTGCTGGGGAAAACAAGATCAACACGTCAGGCGGCTATGGCGGTGGGGGCGGCGCTGGTGGTTACACAAAAACCTTACTGAATATCATTCCACGTGCAAATACAGAGTACCCCGTTGTCATTGGAAATGGCGGTGCGCCTGTAGCACCAGCAGCACAGGGAGGTTCTTCAGGGGTCAAAGGGCAAGTAGGCGGGACAACTTCTGCGCTTGGCGCAACTGCGGAAGGTGGCAAAGCGGGTAGCTCGTACATGGCTGGCGCTGACGGTGGTTCCGGCGGTGGTGGAGGCAAAAGCACTTCTTCTACCGATGCACAGGGAAATGGCGGCAGCGACGGCAGTAATGGTACTCAGGCGCAAGGTGGCGCTGGTACCGGACAGGGCACCACGACCCGCGAGTTTGGAGAATCAACAGGCAAGCTTTACGCTGGCGGCGGTGGTGGCGGTGGAGGTGGCGTTGCCATCTCTTCTACGAACGGCGGCTTAGGTCGTGACGGCGGCGGGGATGGTGGCCGCGCAGCAAACGGACAAGATGCAACGGCAAATACCGGTAGTGGTGGCGGCGGTGCTCCAAGCGGGTACTGCCACAGTTATTCTTCCGGTGCCGGTGGCAGCGGCATCGTGTGCATAAGGCTACACAAAGAATAAACACGGCCTCCGTTTCGGAGGTCGGGAACGGAGGTTTATATGTCAAGTATATGTGGTTCCCCTGTTTGTGCCGGTGGTAAGCCGAAGCTGAAATTTACCTACACAGGGGACTACGTGGTGAGGGATGACGGGGTTGTGGAGCTGCACAGCAGCGGAACGCTGGTGTTTCTCGATCCTGCGGTGATCGACATTTTTTGTGTTGGTGGTGGAGGCTCTGGAGGTAACGTAAGCACATCGGATTATACCGCGCAAATCGCTGCTGGCGGCGGTGGCGCCGGTTATTGCAAAACGGCAAAAAAAATATCTGTTTCCGGGAGTTACGCAATAACTGTAGGCGCTGGTGGACTTAATACGCAAAATTCTGTGTATCAAGGCACAAAACAATATGGCGGGGCATCTTCTTTTGGGTCTTTAGTGTCCGCTGGTGGGGGCATGAGCGCATATTACGGTTTCGTTGGCGGCCAATACGATTATTCAAGAGGCGCTGGAGGTGACGGCGGGTCTGGAGGAGGAAGCCCCTCTACTGGTTCTGCATCAACACTTGGCCCCGGCGGATCTGACGGTGCAGATGGCGGGCAAGGAACAAAAAATGTCCCCGGAAGCGGTGCTGGTACGACTACCCGAGAGTTTGGCGAATCAAACGGAAAACTTTACGCTGGTGGCGGAGGTGGGGGCCTGTCTGCACTTTCAGACACGACTATCTATAGCCAAGGCGGTCAAGGCGGTGGCGGGCATGGTGGATGGGTCGGCAAAAACGAAAGCTTGTCCATAGCTCCCGAAAACGGAGAAGCAAATACCGGTGGAGGCGGCGGCGGCATGGCTGCGTTCAAAGTGTCTTCACAGATGATTTACTACTCCGGTGGCCAATTTCGGGGAGGCAACGGCGGTTCCGGTATCGTGTGTTTCCGAGCGTCGGCGTAGGAGGTGCTGGCATGGCTATTACAGGAAAACCAATCGCAATGGGCATCAGCGGGGGTACGGTGTACTTCCCGGTCAGCTACACGGCAAGGCACAGCATGAGGGATGACGGAAGCGTGGTGCTGCTGGAAAGCGGACAGGCGACCTTTGACAAGCCCACGGCGGCAACAGTGACCACAGCAGACGGCAAGAGTGCCACGGCGGTGCTGGATGGCACCTACGACGTGGCGATAGGCAGCGAGGGCGGCGCGACCTCTTTCGGCGACATCGTAAGCGGAGAGGGGCCTGTGACGCTGACAAAAGGAGCGTGATTAAGTGAGATACGCATTGGTTGAAAACGGCACAGTGACCAACATCATCGAAATGGACAAGCGGAACGAGCAGTTCTTCCCCTCCGCCGTGTACACCGGTGACAGGCCGGTTGGCATGGGCGACACGTACACGGAGGGCAAGTTTTACCGTGACGGCAAAGAGGTGCTGACGGCACTGGAGGAGGCCAACAACGAGATAGACAGCCTGACGCAGCAGCTGGGCGAGGCTGTGGAAACCATCTATCAGGCGGATATGGAGGTTATCGGATGAGCATGATTATCGGTAAAGCGTTAATTGCGGGGGGGGGGTACTGTTGACCGGTTAGATTTTACCTATACGGGGCAGTACAACGAACGCCTTGAGGATGGCGTGGTAGAGCTGCTGACCAGTGGCGTGATTACGTTCAAGAAGGAAACGCCTATTGATGTATTCATGGTAGGTGGCGGTAGCAGTGGAAATAGCGGGCGAACTACACAGCCTGATAGTGAAGCGGATGGATCTGGTGGTGGGGCTGGTGGTTATACTAAAACGCTGCTAAATATTATTCCGAGAGCAAGGCAGGGATATCAGGTAATTATCGGCAGTGGTGGGGCTGAGCAGACAAGCAACCTGTCTTTTGGCAACGCTGGCGGGACTACTTCTGCGTTTGGTTCTTCGGTTAGTGGTGGAGCACCAAAGACCACCGCCAGGAACGTTGGCGGGGATGGGGGTTCGGGTGGGGGCCAAGGCGGCGCCCGGGTTGCTTCAACCCAAGTTGGACGTGCTGGAGGTGTGGATGGTGGAAACGGTGGCTATTATGACGCCGCAGGTTCTGGCGGCACTGGACAGGGAACGACCACAAGGGAGTTCGGAGAAAGTACCGGAAAGCTTTACGCAGGTGGAGGCGGAGGTGGCTCTTCTAACTACACTGTTGTAGGCTCTCCCAATGGAGGTAAAGGTGGCGGAGGCGGTGGAGGTAATGGTGCAGGATACAGTGCCAATGCTACTGCTGGAACACCTAATACTGGGGGAGGAGGTGGAGGTGGAGCGGGAAAAACAACTTCCTCTTCTTTAGAACGTGGTGTAGGCGCTGCTGGTGGCTCGGGCATCGTGTGCATCCGGCTACACAAGGAAGCGTAACAACAAACTGAAAGGAGAACGACTATGTACAACATTATGACGAAGCTCATCAACAAGCGGTTCTACAAGACCCGTGAGGAGGCGCAGCAGAAGTGCGACGTGTTTTACGCCGTGGGGCGCATCACGGACGAGCAGTACACGGAGCTGTGTGCGCTGATCGAGAGCGTGTACGCAGAATAAGGGGCGGGGAGATTACTCCCCCCGCCGAATGTAGGCTTCCTCGGCATCAAGCTGTGCCTGCTTGAGTGCGGCGACGGCCTTTTCAAGCTGGGCGATGGCGTCGGTGACGGCGTTGAACAGGGTGAAATACTCAGGCATGGGAACACCTCCTTTCTGCAAGCAGGATAGCACAGGAGGCGTGTCAGAAACGGTCGAAGGGTGTCGAGGGTGCAAAAATAATTTGAGAGGAGAACGCGGCGAATGGAACCGTGGGTACAGCAGATTGCCGTACCGCTGGCGGTAGCGGTGCTGACAAGCAGCGGTTTGTGGGCACTGGTATCGAAGCGAGCGGACAAGAATAACGCAGAGCGGAAGATGCTGGTGGGTCTGGCGCATGACCGCATCATCCATCTTGGCATGGTGTACGTGACACGAGGGTACATCACGCAGGACGAGTACGAAAACCTCAATGACTATCTGTACCAGCCGTATGAAAAGATGGGCGGCAACGGCAGCGCAAAACGGGTCATGGAGGAAGTAAGGAAGCTGCCCATCAAGCGAGAGGCGTAAAGCCGGAAAGGAAGTAACTATGGACATCAACACTATCGGAGTGGCGACTGTTGCCGCTATCATCGTGATCTGCTATCTGATCGGCATGATCGTGAAGGCCACGGCGCTGGACAACAAGTGGATCCCCATCATTTGTGGTGTGTGCGGCGGCATCATCGGTGCGCTGGCGCTGGTATTCCACATGCCGGATTTCCCCGCCGAGGACTACTTTACGGCGGTCGCCGTGGGCATTATGTCCGGCCTGACCGCAACTGGCGTTAATCAGGTGTTTAAGCAGATGAAGTCTACCAACGACGAGGAGGCCATGTAAATGGCCGCCCCGAAAGTATACCTGTCCCCGGCTATGCACAGGGCGAACCCCTGTGTATATCCCCGCCCGGACGGGAAACAGTGCTATGAGGCACTTGAGAACAACGAGTACATCGACATTCTGGAGCCGATCCTGAACCGCTGCGGCATTGCCACCAAGCGCGGGTACCGGCGCACCCCCATGAACAGCGACAACGGTGACACCATCATGAAGCAGAACGTGGCAGAGAGCAACGCATGGGGCGCGGATGTGCATTACATCAGCCACACCAACGCCAGCGCCAACGGAACGGCGCAGGGGTGCCATCCCATGTACTACACCTATTCCGCCAACGGCAAAAAGCTGGGCGAGATCATGGTAAAGTACCGGAAGGAGATCTACCCGCGCACGGTAAAGCTCGTCCCCCGCGCCGATCTGTACGAGCTGAAAAAGACCAACGCTGTGGCGTTCTACGAGGAGCACGCCTTCCATGACAATCTGGAGGACATCACCTGGTTCCACACGCACATGAAGGAGATCGCGGAGAGCGCGGCGAAGGGGCTTTGCGAATACTTCGGCATCCCGTATGTGGAGGAGACGAAGCCTGCGGAGCCGGTGGAGCCTATGACCCCCGGCGAGCTGCTGGTGAAGATCATGAATAGCACAGGAACGTGCGGCACGTGGGAGATCGTGAAGTAAAATAAATCTGCTGGGCGGGAAAGAGCTACGACAAGCCGCCTCTTTCCCCGGCGTAAAGTCCCGCAAGCTCACGGCTAAAACCGTGTTATGGACAGCTACCACAAGCAGATACGGCGCAGATTGCAGAGCATGGCACCAAAGCGGGCTATTGCGTATGTTATGAGCGCCCAGCTACCGCCTGACGAAGCGGTGTGCGTTATTGAATGTGACGTGAAGCGGAAGAGCTATTGTGAAACGGCGTTACTGCTGAATGTTTCCCCAGAAACGGTAAAGCGGTGCCGCAGGAGAGCGTATCAGAAATTTGCAGACGAAGAAAGAAGCCACACCTGAAAAGGTGCGGCTTCTTTGTTTGCGTCCGGCAGGGGGAGAACCGGGCATAATAAATGGGGAAGATGCCCGCCGGGAGTATTCCGGGGTGGCTAATTTTATTATACATCGTTTCTGCGGTATTGTACAAGTAAATATTTCGCAAATTAACGGCCTTTTTCTGACCTTTAACTGCCCCTTTACGGGGGCAGTTTTTTGTTACGCTTATTGCAAGAAACGGAGGTGCTTGCATGGTCGAAAAGTTGGTGTCGTTGGGATTTACCCAGCAGATGGCGGAGGACATCATTTGGGCGTATCAGGATGACCTTCCGGGTCTGAAAGCCTATGTGCGGGTGATAGAAATAGTGGCGGCGCATGTATAGCTACTTTAACGAAAACCCACACGGGAAAAATGTTGGAGACTGCACCGTTCGGGCTATTTCAAAAGCCACCGGGAAAGAGTGGGGCGAAACGTACCTTGCTATGGCGGTGCAGGGGTATTTGGAAGGGGATATGCCGTCTGCAAACGCCGTGTGGGGTGCGTATCTGCGGCGGATAGGCTACAGGCGGTACATGGTGCCGGATACTTGCCCAGATTGCTACACAGTCGGTAGGTTCGCCGATGAACACCCGGAGGGGACGTTTATCCTTGCGCTATCCGGTCACGTCGTGTGTGTGCAGGACGGCGTGATCTATGACAGCTGGAACAGCGAAAATGAAATTGTTTTGTATTACTGGCAAAAAGAAAGTGAGGCGTAACTATGGCATTTAACCCGTATTTCAACCCTTATTACCCGCAACCAATGCAGGACAACCTTGCCCAGCTTCGGCAGCAGCAGATGCAGACCATGCCGCCGCAGATACCGCAAATTCCACCCATGCAGAACCCGGTGGCGCAGGGCGGCGTACAGTGGGTATCTGGTAAGCCGGAAGCGGAGAATTGGCTGATTGCGCCCAACTCCGCCATTGCGCTGTGGGACAGCACAGCTCCCGTAGTTTACTTGAAACAGGCCGATGCAAGCGGCAAGCCGACCCTCAAAACGTATGACCTTGTAGAGCGCCTTGCAAGCGCTCCTGACGCGCAGAAAGCTCCCGCCCAGGAATATGTGACCCGTAAGGAGTTCGACGCGCTGGCGGCGCTTGTGGGCGAAATAAAGGGCGAGAAGAAACGCAAGGTGGAGGAGGACGAAGACGATGAGTAACAATCCGTTTTTCAATGCGTTAGGTGGCGGACAGATGCCGGGGTCGATGAGCGGCTTCCCTCAGCTTTTGCAGCAGTTTAAGCAATTCAAAGCGAACTTTAAAGGCGACCCAAAAGCGGAAGTAGAGAAGATGCTGCAAAGCGGCAAAATCTCACAAGACCAATTGAACAAGATACAGTCAATGGCAAACCAATTTCAGGGGCTTTTCAAGTAATCAAAATCGTGGCCACGGTTTGATATAAATATTTTTTCAAAAGGAGTGATACTATGTCTCTTTCCTCTGACGGTACCATGCTGACTATGCCTGTGGCTCCTGCCAACACCGGCAACGGTAACGGCTTCGG